TGTATCAAACGATAAAAGCGATGAATATCTTCGATAGTAAAGCGACAAGAGATAATACATTAACAAAAACGAAGCGCAAGAAGAACGGAGATTATTAGGTTTTCTATACAAAAAGATGTGTATAGAAAGCAGATGAAGTAGCAAGTGTGTTTAACAAACGCCTGAACAACTATTGTAATTAGAAACACCATCCCATACAATATTAAATTGTTTGGACCAACATTGTTTCTGACAGACCCCGCTAAATTTGTCTAAATTAATATAATCACCGGTGGGAGAGGCTGTATAGGTATCAGGATTTTGGTTATTGATAAAGGTGGTTGATAAAGGTTGCCCTTGGTCGGGTACATTGCTGGGTAAGTTACCGTATATGGAACCGACGTTTAGCGAATCTGTACCAAGATTGCGAGGTATAGAACAACCCTTCCCGTCGTCTGTAACCAGCCAATAATCAGGGCATGTCGTGTTTGTAGGAGGCCATGCCGTATTTGTCTTCCCTTTAGACAACAATAATCCAATAACAATTAATATAATAATCAAACTGACAATAGCAATAGATAATACAATAAAGCGAAATGTGTCCATTATACATTATTATCACACATTAATCTCTAAATGTAAAATATAGATAATGTCTGATTATAATAGCCGGGGACCGAGTATATTAAATGAATCAATGAAATACAATGGACGTGTAAATACACTAGAATTAAATGAAAATCCGGACGCACGATTTAAGATGTATGAAAAGATAGCCGTGAAAAACAAGGCAACAGAATATCGCCAACCCTTATTGAATGATTTTGAAACGACCTCTCTATCTCAAGCATATTTTTCAGCAGAAAATGTACAGATTGTTCAGAATGGTTTGCGCGCAGGAGTATATAAGATGTCCGGTGAGAAACAATTAATCGTCGCGCCCCAAAACATAGACATATTGAAAACCATCATGCGTCATATGTTTATTCAGTACGCCCAATTCCTGCCCGATCATGTGCCTGAACAGATAGAACGTTTAAATATGGCTGTATGGGAATATGCAGTCCCTTCAGTTTATGCGGAGACATTGGGTTATTTAAAATATTTGCAAGATTCGAGTAGTTTGGTCGTTCCGATGGAGCGCCCCCAACAAGTGGATCGTTGTTTTAAAATATTGCAGGAAAAACCATGGATGTAAGCCTTCTCAAACAACAAAGAGTATTTACTCTTTGTGGTTAAAAAATGGTGGGCATTACTGATATTTGTCTTTATCTTGTGTAAAATAAGAAAACATGCGGTAATCGGTTTGAAAACTGCTCCACTTAGATGCTTTAAGTAAATCTTGGAAGAAGGGTTTTTGTATTACCTCAATCCATTGATCGCCATCTTTTTTGGATTGAATGGGAATGCCAAAGGTGAGTTGGCTCATGCCGTACTTTCCAAGATAATCATTCACAGGATATTGTTTTTCATTGAAATTCAGTAAGACTTTAGGAACAAGTAACTGATTACAATGGTCCAATCCATAGTAAATGCCGAGTCCTTTACGTGTGATATTATGAACAACGGGAATATTCTTTCGTTTTGATTTGGTTTTGGATAATTTTCGTGCATCATAACACGAGGAGTCGAATAAAATGGGAATTCCATCCTCCTTGGAAACCATGATTTTTTTAAATTGGTCGTAAGCATAATTAGGTAAAAACGGCCATTTACCAAGAAAAAGCGAATGATGTTGTCCATTTTCATCGATAATGGTTGATTTTTTTGTCGATGCGCCCTCTTGGATAACATAAATATCAAAACGGGTTTGCACATGAAGTAATTGGTAACCTTGTTTTTTACTAAAAATGTGTAAAAATCGTAAATGATTGTCTTGGGTCATTAAATGATATAGATTGTTTTCAGGACGCCTCCATGAGGATGGTGTTAGGAAACCAAAGTATCCATGGCGTTTAATAAGACCTTCTTCCAAGATTTTCTTAACAAAAGAAATCCACAAGGTCCTATTTCCAACGCTACCTTTATATACGTCTTTCTTGGGGATTTGAAAAGGCGGATTTCCTAAAACACCTTCAAATTGTAATTCCCCAAAATCGTAGAGTAGGAAATCTGCGTGGATGATATGACATTTCGTACCAAAACGAGTTTTCAAGATTTGGATGTTTTGTGCATTGTATTCAACCATGTATAACATATTTTCGAGGATATGTGCTTTTCGTTTTTTCACATCAGGAATTGCCTTTTCTAAGCCTTTAAGCAAACGTAAATAAAGCAATAGAAAAAAATGTCCGGTTCCGGCGGCAGGTTCAAGCCATTTCCATTCTGGGTGTGTGTAAGCGGATTTGGGAATGGCATCCAATATTTCTTCTATTAAAACCATGGGTGTATGAACCTCACCGTATTTGTCTTTTCTCATCGTATGCAAAACCGATGTTTGAAATAAATTCTTGATTTCTAATTCGGACATGGATAAAATCGTCATAATTGTATAGTTGTAATACTTGGAGATTTTCTATATGGTAATATGTTTTTTACGAAAACAGCAAAAATAGTATTGAATAGTTCGTTCAGGGTCAAGTAATGATTCCAAGCTAGAAATCATTCTGTCTTTTCCAAATGACCATTCCATATGGGTATATATGGGTTATATCAACACATCTTTTAACACAAATTTTGTAATTGTCTAAAAAATTGAAAGATTGAATAACTTACTACTAATTTTACTCAAAGAAGATGAACATGAATTTCAGTCAATATACAGAATTCGCTAAGGTAAAGGAAATATGGAATGATATATTTCATGACAAAAAAGGATTAAATGAATTTCTAAAAAACGTGGTGATGAATGATACGATGACGGACGAAAACAACCACAATGGACACAGTATTATGTTACCGGATTTATCTGACATATATGTGTTGGTATCAAAAGAAGATTTTCCATTTGATCAATTAGAACCAACGCAAAAAAAATCAATTGATTTGTCGATGGCAAAAAAGAATTTCGTGTTGGGATATATCTGGCTGTGTCCATGGAAGGTAGAAAATGAAGAATGCGTTCCTATCCATTTCATTTGTTTCATTGATAGTAGAATATCTGGATTGAATATTGCAAGGTACATGATAGATGAATATGAAGGGGAATGTGAAGAGCGTTATTTACTTCCTTATGAAATCGATATGGGCGCGAAAAAATATTGGAAAAGGTATTTGATGGAAGTCTATGATGTAAAAAATAAAAAAAATTTACAACAAATGATGAAGGAGATTGGTGTAGAGTCTCATGATGTAAAATGGGAGAACTTATATGAGATGTTTTCAGCGTAAAATGTATAACAATATAGTATAATGAAAATAATGAAAATAATGAAAATAAAACCATTTTATTTAGTGATCATATTATTTTTTGTCGCGATAGCAATTCATGTATATTTTTATCCAAAAATATATAGAAAAGCGTATATTTACGGAATGTTTTACGTATATGATATTTACACATTGGGAGGCAATACGTGGAAATTGGACCCAGAATATTGTAGTTATATGAAAGAAGGGTTTCATACAAATATTCCATTGTCCTTTTACAAGGATTTTAATATAGCAATACAAGAACGGATTCCGAGTGGTAATAATGAATTAAACATAGAAAATGTAAAACAATGTTGTGATAATATGTTGCAATATATCCGTGAAAATAATATACCCGAGTCTAAGGCGCGTTCATTGCCAATAGTTTCGATTCATGAAGAAAATCACAAAGAAATGATACAATATTATGTAGATAAAAATTTACCCTTTGTTTTGCGAGATGTAAAACTGGATGTATTCGAGAATATGAAATTCAAAAAAATTGTTGAAAAATTCAAAGACGACAAGGTATTGTTTAGTCCTTCATTCCCCCATTGTAAAGAGCAAAAAGTGGATGTGTTTTCAAATATAACAAAAAATAAATGTTATATATCGAATGTAACCAACGTGTTTGATAAATATCCAGATTTAATTCCTGAAACAGATGTGAGCACTTTAGAAACAATTTCTGGAGGTCATATGGATTCAAAACAAATGTTTGTCGGAGTGACACGTGGTTCAGGAACCGGATTACACAATGCATTTACAAATAATTTTTACCTGAATATTGAAGGACAAAAGACATGGACATTTTTTAATCCAAATAACACACCTCTTTTATACCCTTATTTTTCAAAAACGGGAGTCTATAATGCGGGTGAAAGTCGTTTTTATAAATATGGTAAAACCGATTTAACAAAATTCCCTTTGATGAAATATTGTGATTATTATGAATATACGATACAACCGGGAGAAATTTTATACAATCCTGCTTCATGGTGGCACGCAATTTACAATGAAACGGAATTAACAGTAGCAATGTCGACACGCTGGGTATTTCCAGATTATTACTCTAAAATGTTAGATTATCATTTATTGCGGTCAGGTAATTTACGAAACCCAGAATTACGTGATTTGGCAGAGAAATTATACACAGAATATGGAATATTAGGTATATCTCAAATAGATGAACATAATATACTCGGAAACTCAGAAAATTCCAAAGAGATACCGGTATGGGATACTATTACAAATGAAAATCATAAACTATGTTTGGATAAACCTTGTCATCTAAAATGGCATAGTGTGTGATGACACATACCATTCATTATCTAATTGTAATGTATATCATGAAATATCTATTACAATTTACAATCGCCTCATCTTTTCTAGTTTTCATAGGGTTTTATCGTTTTGTGCATAAAAAAATTCAAGAGGGAGTTTTGGAGATAGATTACTATCAGTATAGTATCATCATGCCTTTGTGGTTTGGTCTGCTAAATGTGTTATCGTTATATTTACAGGAAACTTTTCATATCTCTTATCGTATGCGATTTTTGCTCATTACGTTTATAGGATTGTCGGTTTTATTTCCTACAATACATGGATTGCAAGTGTATAATTATGAACCTGAACAATGGCTGTATCATGACATGATGGTAACTATCTCCTATTTATTCATATGGAATGTGGTGATATTTGGTTTAGAAAAAATATTGACCCATAAAAAATTTTCCACCAGTGATATTGTCATAATGTCATTTTTATCATTTGTATTTTTGTTAGTCTAGAAGAACTATGCCGTTGTTGCCTTTGTTTTTTTCACGACTTTCTTAGTCGTTTTTTTGACAGGTTGAACTCCACCGCTCTGTATTTGAATACGTTTTTTCTGATATACATTGTATTCTTTTTCTAGATGTGTCAATTCGTTATACCACATAGTTTCCAATGTCATAGAACGTAACAAGTCGAGTTCTTTGACCGCTTCATCCTTTTCTCTTAGAATACGATCAACATTTTCTTGTGTAACAGAATCCATGGGCATTTTCACCAAATACTTGAAATCCCCTTCCATCACATTGAATCCCTTTTCTAATAACATTTTCGTAACATCTTCTGAAGATTTTTTGCGTAAATCAACACTTCCGTCTAATGTTGCCAAAATATATTTGGCACGATTTGACAATTTGACTAATTTCTTTTCTAAATCCGCTAATAAATAAACTTTGCGTGATTGATACATTTGTAAGCGAACCTTGTAAAATGCTTCCATTATTTCAGAAACCTCCTTGAATTTATGTAATTTACATTCTTCGTTGAACATGTGCATATTTGTGGTGGATACCGTGGTGGTTAATTTCAATAATTTTTCGAGGCCATTCACACCGGTGGTACTATCAACAATATTTTCTAATTCTTGAATTCTACCTTGAGGGAATGTGACATTGATGTGAATATCAACTTCGGTGGATAAGGAAGTATAATCGCGCAAAACGGGAGGAACCTTTTTCCCATTTTTATCCACACTTCCTTCAACAAGACCCTCAATAAACGATGTATAAGGCATTGTCCATGTACCGATAGGCAATTCTTTAATGCAAATCGAATTGATACCGGTTTTCTCATACACACCCTTAATCAAATATTTGTGGTCTTCTATTTTGGTGACTTGTCCCTTAAAACCTTCATAATAGGGAATAAATTCGGTATTTGAAAAGGGTTTGTTTTGTAATTTCTCCTTGAGATACGTAATCATTTGTGTGGGATGAAATGATGGAATGGAACATGAAAATCCGGTTCCAATGCCAGAAATGCCGTTCATAAGTGCAAAGGGAATAATGGGTGCATAAAACTGAGGTTCAACTTTGGTTCCATCATCATCCAAATAAGTCAAAACGTTGTCATCTGCTTCTGGGAAGATAGCTCTCGTAAGAGGGTTTAACATAGTGAAGATATATCTCTCCGATGCACTATCATCTCCGCCGTGCAATCGCGTGCCAAATTGTCCATTTGGTTCAAGAAGATTGATATTATTAGAACCAACATAATTCTGCGCCATATTGACAATCGCACCGTTTAGTGATGCTTCACCATGATGATATGCGCTGTGTTCTGAAACGTATCCTGAAAACTGAGCAACCTTGACTTCGGATGTTAATTTCCGCTTGAAAGCCGAATAGAGAATTTTGCGCAATGAGGTTTTGAGACCATCCACCATGTTTGGAATCGAACGGGCACAATCATAAGTACTGAAATGAATCATTTCGCGATTGATGAAATCTTCATAAAATACATTTTCACTGTTTGTGTCGAGATACGCATCTTTGTCATAATTTTCAAGCCATGTTTTACGGTCATCGGGACGTTTTTTGTTAAATACTTTATCAATATTATCGTCACTTTGTTCGGTATTATACACAAAATCGACTATTTTCTTGTTGGCAAAATATTCCTTGAATTCTTTGGAAGTGGATGTACCTAGACCCTTAAAATACTTAACTGCCCAGCCTTTCATAGCAGACAGACCCAATGTTTCTTTCCATTGGGCATATTCACCATCATTATAGAACAATTTGGTTTCAGAGCCTTTCTTTGCTCTTAAAATGGGTGTATTCATGAAGGAAAGGAAACCTGGAATGTGAATAAGGGATGGCCATTCACTGTGAAAGAGATTGATACACAAACCTTTGATATGAGACCCATCTAAATCCTGATCCGTCATGACCATAATTTTCCCGTAACGTAAATGTTTATGTACATCATCAATGTTCTTATAAACATGACCTTTTTCTAAGCCGAGAATTTTCTTAATTTCGGTGATTTCCTTGTTGTCTGTAATTTTCTTTGTTTGTTCGCCTCGAACGTTTAATAACTTACCCTTAAGAGGATAAATACCAATATGATTGCGGTCTTCACTAGACATACCAGAGACAATACCCGATAAGGCCGAAAGCCCCTCACAAAGAATGAGAATGCAATCCTTTGATTTCGTTGTTCCACTGTTGTTTGCATCGATTAAATTTACAATACCGCGCACATTTTTGGTTTTGCTTCCATCCGTTTTCTTTGCCAATTTACAATCTTTCGCTTCTGTTAAAGAACATGCCAAGTCCATTACACCCATTTTTGCGATTTTTTCAATGAAACTATCAGATACGGTACAGGATGAACCGAATTTGGCGACGGGTGTGTTCATAAAATCCTTTGTTTGACTATCAAATGCGGGATTTACGATATCACATCGTAAGAACAAGATGAGTTGTTCTTTGATAGCGGTTGAGACAACCTTGATTTTTTTCTTCTTTTCAATATAATCGCATAATTTTCGCGTAATTTGGTTCATGATGTATTCCACATGTTTGCCTCCTTTGAATGTACAAATACCATTGACAAAAGATACTTGAGTGAATTCCTGTGAAGGAGCTAATGCAACTGCATATTCCCATCGTTCATCAGTAGATTCATATACACGCTTTGCCTTGTCCTTTTTGCCAATGTACAAATCGACATATTGTTGGAAATTTTTAACAGGAACTTGCGTATCATTATAACCGATTTTGACGGTCTTGATAGAATTATCCGTAACAGCTGCAATATCATAAACACGTTTTTTTATCAATGCTAACATATCAGGAGTGAGTCCTTGAATTCCAAAACGTCGGTAGTCAGGTCGAAACGAAACCTTTGTATAAGGTTTGCTATTTTTTGGAACTTTAGTAATGATGGGTGGTTCAATAACATCCAGGTTATTGCGAAATTCTTGCACATATTTGAGTCCGCGAATATTGTCAATTGTTTCAATGCGTCCATATGAGGACCATATCAAAACCAGTTTGAATCCAAAACCATTTTTCCCTCCTACAATACGTTTTTCCGTTTTGTCATAATTGGTAGAGGTACGTAAATGACCAAATATCATTTCAGGAATCCATATATCATATTCGGGATGTTTGGCGACATCAATTCCATTACCATCATTGCTCAATGTAATCATGCCATCTGTAGCAACATGTGTATTGATATAAGAAACAAACTGTTTTTGTAAAAGTGGAGAGTGAATCATACGTAGCACATGGTCACGGCAATTAACAATACCTTCATCAAATAATTTATATAATCCGGGAATATATTCGATGGATTTACGAATAATAGATGCGTTATCATTATTAAACACCCACATATCTGCATCGACATTTTCCACAGAACCGATGTAGGTATCTGGATTGTCTAAGATATGCTGTTTGTCTGTTTTGCGTTGATATTGTTGGGCAAGTTTGGAATCATTATTCATGGACGTCATTTTTCTACAATACTTGTATGATAGTATAGGATTTCAATTTTATACTATTTCTTTCTACAACACTTTTTGTATATCTATATGATATAGACATATCGAATGACAAATCGTCTCCCTCCCCCACAAATCGACCCTTGCGAACCATGTGATGACCCTTGTGAAGGCGAAGTACCTGATACAAATCCAATCTATATACCCGCATTTCATAATACATATCAACCAACATTTCAAACCCGATACCCCAACAAGTATTTAGAATACGCAGCTCCTTGTGGAGGACCTTGTAGTTGTGGAGCGCGTTGCACCCTTGAGTGTAATACAATCACCCAAGAACAACAAAAAATAAATGTGTTACAACATGGACCGAATTATATTGGAACAAGCAAAAAGATGTGTTATGGTCAATACATTCAACGCACTCCGGGTATGTATACTTTTGCCAGTAAAAAAATCCCTTCATTGCAACCATTAATTGCCAAAAACGAATTATGTTTCAAGACATACTGGTGTAAGAATAAGTAATTAATTAAATAAGTATAAAACGATTTCTACTTATTTATGCAGTCAAAATGAATATTTATATTTATGTAACAGATGGTTTATACATATTTCATTTTTTTTTACTTTTATGCTATTTTACATGTGATATTTTTTTATCGACAATCATATGTTTGAAATTTTTCGTGGCAAATTTCTGGTATCAGTATGGCGAACGCTATAATTACAATATTGACCGACAATATAACGCAATTCGTCAATTCGTTCGATTTACCGATACAGGACATATTGCATCATTCATCTATTATTTTTACCCTCCTTTCTATCCTGTAGCATTCAATGTCCATTTTGGAATATCTTTCGGTTATTGGATAACAGTGTATTGTTTCAATCTAAAGGATATTGATAATGACCTAAGCTTTACTCATATCCCTTCCATTCATAATATATTCAATACATTATGCCATAGCGCTCCTTTTACTTTACTCATTTACGAATATTTTGCCAAAATCCCATGTGAGGATTGTTTTACAGAAGCACATTTGTTTTACACTCAATTATGGATTTACAGTTGGTTATTTTTGGTGTATTTACCGTGGAGATATATAACAGGCGATCCCGTGTATTCTGTCTTTTCCAATGACGCGCCAAAATACATTATGGTAGGAACGGTCATAGTGATGCATTGTCTCTTGTATGTATCAAATTGGGTGGGTTACACTATGACTCATTGGTGACGGACATAATTTCCCCATCACCATAACAATTTGAACATAAATCCCATGGCATTCTTTCTAATCCGGTACTATTGCAAAACATACATTTGATTCCATCACATGTTTTACAAACAATGGGTGTATATTTTAAAAATCCGATTCCAATACATACTGGACATTGTATTTTCTGTTTCTGTTGTATTTCGTTTGATATTTTTTTGTTGGTGTTTGGTGTGTTCATAATAATATATGGAATTATAATTGTATTTGCATATATTATTATTCATGTCGCGTGCAATAATCTGGTTTAAAGATTGTTCTTATAAAAATAAACATTTAGTAGGAGGAAAATGTAGCTCTTTGGGAGAGTTGCATTCAATATCGAAACATATTGGATTTTCTATTGGTGATGGATTTGCTCTAACAACCGAATTGTATGATCAGTTTATGGAATTTAATAAAATACAAGACCCAATTGAAAAAATGTTATCCGGGATTGATACAACTGATATTAAAAATATGGAAAAACAATCAGCAGAAATACGAAAAATAGTCTCAAACGGAACTTTTCCAGAAGAGATGAAACAGTCCATTGTACAAAGCTACCATGAATTATGCGATTTATATCACATGCCCAATTTGGAAGTGGCGATTCGTTCAAGTGCTTTGGCGGAAGATTTACCGAATGCGTCTTTTGCGGGACAGCATGATACATTTTTAAATGTTTCAGGGGAAGAAGCTTTATTACAAAACACAAAGGATTGTTTTGCGTCTTTATTTAATGGTCGCGCGATTTCTTATCGAAAATCTCATTCAATTCCGGTATCTGAAGTCAAAATCTCCATTGCTGTACAGAAAATGATTCGTTCTGACCTTAGTTCTGCGGGAGTCGCATTTTCTCTTGACCCTGAAACGGGTTATAACAAAGCCATTGTAATAAATTCTTCCTTTGGTTTAGGCGAATTGGTTGTATCAGGTGGTGTGAAACCCGATGAGTTTATCCTAGACAAACGCGTTCTGCGCGATGTCTTGTCAGACCCAATCATTCTTAAGAAAAAAGGCGAGAAGAATAGTAAAATTATTTATAGTGAAAATGGAGGGGTGGAGGAAGTGGATACAACGGAACATGAATTTGTGAATTATAGTATGAGTAACCATCAAATGGTTTCATTAGGACGATATATTTTGCAATTGGAAGGAGTTTATTCGAAATTGTTAGGCAAACCAACCGGTGTGGATGTTGAATGGGCAATTGATGGAATAGATAACAATATTTATATTATCCAAACCCGTCCAGAAACGATTCATAGCAATGAAGGAAATTTGGAAATTTCGAATTATGTATTGGAAGAACATTCTAAACTGTTAATCAGTGGAGTTGCGGTCGGTGATAAAATAAGTAGTGGAAAAATAAAGATATTGAAAGATATTCATGATTATGATAAATTCAAACGAGGAGATATTTTAGTCACAGAAATGACCACACCCGATTGGGAACCTATTATGAAAATTTCATCGGGAATTATCACAAATAAAGGTGGTCGTACATGTCATGCAGCGATTGTGGCAAGAGAATTGGGTCTAAATGCGGTGGTTGGTTGTATGAACGCAGTGGAAACTTTTGCAGATGATATGTCGGTAACTATTTCATGTTCGGAAGGGGAAACCGGATATGTGTATGAAGGGGAACTGCCGTATCGTGTAGATAAATTGGAATTGACGGATAATTTGCAATTACCTGTGAAATTGATGCTGAATGTGGGAAATCCCGAATGTAGTTTTGAAAATTCATTGATACCGAATAGTGGTGTGGGATTAGTCCGTTTAGAATTCATTGTGAGTAATTATATAAAAATCCATCCTTTGGCGTTGTATTATTATCCCGATGTGTGCGAAGATGTGCGTGAGAAAATCTATCAAGTGATTGGGAATTATGACAGTGGTAAATGGTATTATATTAAGCGTTTGGCAAAAGGTATTGCTAAAATCGCCTCTTCCTTTTATCCGAATGATGTCATTGTGCGCTTGTCGGATTTCAAATCCAATGAATATAAGAATTTAATTGGTGGCGAATTGTATGAACCGAATGAAGAAAATCCAATGATAGGATGGCGTGGTGCTTCGAGATATTATTCCAAAGATTATGAGCCAGCATTTGAATTGGAGTGTGAAGCCATTAAATATGCACGTGAGAAAATGCAAATGACGAATATTGTCACGATGATACCCTTTTGTAGAACTCCTGAGGAATGTCAAAGGGTGATTGATAAAATGGCATCTTATGGATTGGTTCGTGGTGAATCAGGCTTGCGTATTTATTTAATGTGTGAGATACCGTCCAATGTGATTGAAGCCGATAAATTTAGTCCAATGATTGATGGTGTTTCAATTGGTGGAAATGATTTACTTCAATTGACTTTAGGTGTGGATCGTGATAGTGAAAAAATCGGCTATTTATCTGATGACAAAAATCTTAGCTATCGACGTATGATTGAATTGGCAATTAAAACCTATAAGGAACATGGTGTCAAAATTGGTTTTTGTGGGCAACAGCCATCAGATAGTATCGAATTTTGCGAATTTCTCATTCATGAAAATATAGATACTATTTCTGTCACTCCCGATTCGGCATTAAAAACCATTCAAAATCTTGGAAAAATGTCAAAAAAAAGATGAATAGTCAATGAATAAAAATATATTTTATGCAAAAAAACATAAAATGTATCGTGTAATATAGTATAGAACCATGGTTTTTATTGTATTGCGTCATGGAGAATCCATATGGAACAAAGAAAATAAATTTACAGGGCTTACTGATGTATCATTAAGTGAAAATGGTAAAAAAGAAGCTGACGAATCGGGAGAACTTCTCAGTCATTTACCTTTACATACAATATTTTCTTCTACTTTGAAGAGAACGATTGAAACAGCGAATATCGTTCAAACCCATCAAATTGTACCCGATAATGTTAAAATGGTTCAAAATGTGAATTTGTGCGAACGTGATTATGGAATCCTTACTGGAAAAAACAAAACCGAATTAGCGAATACATATGGTACGGAATTAGTGCAAACATGGCGTCGCTCTTATTTAGAAGGACCACCGAACGGAGAAAATTTACAAGATGTGTTATATCGCGCGGGTGAATATTTCGACAAAGAAATTCGCCCCTTACTGAATCAGGGGGAGCATGTATTGTTGGTTTCACACGGCAACACTCTTCGTGCGCTGTTTGTGCATCTTGGAATAAAATCAGAGGAAACAATTGAAACTTTTGAAATACCCACTGGAGTACCCATTCAAATGAACATAGAGAAGAAACAATTTCGATATGAAAATTATTATGATATTTCTGGTTATCAGATCATCGATAGTCGCGGATACCCTACTATTGAGGTGCAATGTACTTCACGAACCACGAATCTTGTAATTGGTAAAGGTTCAAGTCCAAGTGGTGCGTCGTGTGGTTCAACGGAAGTATTGGAGCTACGTGACAAAGATTCCACAAAATATCACGGTAAATCGGTTTTTCATGCGATAAAAAATGTGAATAGATTGAATCATGAATTTGTGCTTAATAAAAAGGCATTGACCGATGTAAAATATTGCGATGGACAATTAGTAAAATATGATCCGAGTCCCATGAAAACCCTATTAGGTGGAAATACCACCACAGCAATTAGTTTTTGCATGGCAAATGTAGGCGCCAATGTTTTGCAATTACCTATGTATGAATATTTTCATAAAATTTACAATGTACGTACGACCCCAATATCCAAACAGGATTTACCAACACCTTTTGTGAATATCATCAATGGTGGCAAACACAGTGTTACTGGCGAACTAAAGATCCAAGAATTTATGATTTTTCCCAAACATGATTTTTCGGTTTCTCAAAAAATACAGCTTATATGCGAAATTTATCACACTCTAAAACAAATATTGGTTGAAAAATATGGTGAATCTGCAAAAAGTATTGGTGATGAAGGAGGATTTTGCCCACCTATTTATACTGCAGAAGAAGCATTATCGGTCATTGAAGAAGCCATTGAGAAATCGAATTATAAATCGAATGAAGAGGTATTTATTGCGTTGGATTGCGCTGCGAGTGAATTTTATGATAAAGAAACCAAAAAATATGAGGTGGAAAATGGGCGATTTCTAACCAATTTCGAACTGATTGATTACTATGGCGATTTGATGACAAAACATCCTGCTTTAAAAAGTATAGAAGATGGTTTTCATGAAAACGATTATGTAGCATGGATCCAATTCACCGAAAAACATGGTAACAATCTGATGATTGTAGGAGATGACCTTTTCACGACAAATCCAAAGCTCATCAAACAAGGATTGGACGAAAAGTGGGCAAATTCCTTGCTGTTAAAGGTGAATCAGATTGGCACGATTACTGAAGCAGTTGAAGGTGCAAAGATGCTTTTGGACAAAGGCCAAGAAGTCATTGTGTCGCATCGTTCAGGGGAAACAAACCATGCGTATATTGTGGATCTTGCTGTAGGTATCGGAGCAAAATTTTTGAAAATAGGAAGTCCTTGTCGTGGAGAACGAGTTGCCAAGTTCAACCGATTGATTGAAATTGAGCATAATTTGTGAGAAACAATCGAAATTACAGACCAAATTGTGTAAGACCGATTAGACCGTTGAATGTAATATATTCAATTGATGCACCCCCTCCTGTTGATATGTGTGTAAAATCATGTTCATACTTATTCACAAACCCCCCGGTATCTCCTCCCCCTACAATCACCTTTTTTGTCGGATCTTCATTCATCGATGTTTTCAAATGTTTTACGCATACCTCACTCCCTCCTTTATATTTCGTTTCTTCCACTACACCCAAAGTTCCATTCCAGAAAATCACGTTGTGTTCTTGAATTAAATGATTTAGAGTTTGTAATGATTTCCTTCCAATATCATAGAAAAATTCGTCGGCATCCAAATTTTCGGTATCCTTTTCCAAAGGAGTTTCTTTTCTTGTTCGAGCACATAATCCATCTTCCATCAGAACAATTTTACATTTATGCGAGGATATTTCTTTCAAATAGTCACTTTTGTCCGTTTTTAGTAAAGAATTGATATTTCCTCCACAAAGATAAATTGTATCCACCTTTTTACACATATTTTTCAATAATTCCATTTTATCATCCATTTTACCCCCTCCAATGATAGCCAATGTTTTTTTACCGTCAGTATTTTTGACGAATAAATCCAATGCATCCAATTCTGTTTGAATCACAAAACCATATCCTTTTGTTGAACAATGGACACCGCAAATACTTAAATGGTCTCTATGAAGGCATCCAAAAGCATCATTTATATAGACATTTCCCATATGTTGAATGGAATGAACGGCTTCATTTTCAAAACCTTTTCCGTGATAATTGATTTCCTCTTCATGAAAACGAAGATTTTCCAAAAGATAGATACGATGTGTAGATTTGTCCAATTCATTTAAGGTATCATAAGAAAGTCCTTTCGGTAAAAAACACACATTTTCTTCCAAATAGGTTTCCAATATAGGAACGATTTTCGATAAACTATATGTTATATCCCTAGTTTTTGGACGACCGAGATGAGACATGATCACCAGACGTGTTGCACCTTCATTGATTATTTTGCGAATGGTTGGAATTGCGTGTTGTAATCGTAATAAACTGGTGATTTCACCCTTATGCATGGGTAGATTTAAATCCAAACGAAGGAGAACATTTTTTTTTTGAAAACTGATATTTTGAATATTAGATAAATTTAGGGAAGTTCGTTTCATTTTTGACACCATTCTTATCATTTGACTTGCATATGACCATTCATTATCATACCAAATCATTAATTTGTATTGATTGCATCCAAGATGCATACTTGCATTTTGATCAATGATGGATGGACAGGTTGTGCTTGTGTAATCTGAACTCACCAAATTTTCATCGCATATTTGTAAATATGGGTCACCCTTCATGGTAGTTAATATTTGTGCTAGAGAGATTTCTTTACACAATTCGACATTCAAATCGACGAGAGATACATTATTCACAGGGACACGTACAGAAGTTCCAGTGATTTTGTTTGTTAATTCTGGAAGTATTTTGACAATTGACGTGGATGCACCGGTAGTATGTGGAATGATATTATTAAAAATAGACCGGTCGGTTCTACTATTTGAATGAGCGGTATCCACTACTTTTTGACTGGCAGTGGAAGCGTGAATTGTGGTAAAATTCGCCTTTTTAATTTTATAATGGTCTTCTAAATGGCGTAAAACGGGTGTAATACAATTTGTTGTACAGGATGCATTGCTGATTATCTTTTCGTTTTGGTATTTATCGTGATTTGCACCATATACGAATAAGGGGGTATCATCTTTAGCAGGAGCACTCATAATCAGTTTATCTACATCATGTTTTTTTGCCTTTTCCTGCGTTAAATAACAACCGCTTGCTTCTAGGACTAATTCAATGTTGTATTTTTTCCATGGGATATTTTCAGCATTCCGTTCTCGAAAAATATATATATCACGTTCATTGAGTAAAAAATGATCATTATCCACGATTTTAATATGAAAATCCTTGTTATAATGATGAACAGAATCATGTTTTAAGTAAATTTTTATCTTTGAAATATCAAAATCGGGGGCATTGATGGCAGTAATTTGCATTTCATTGTTTTCAATTAATTGCAAAAATATACATTTTCCAATGCGACCAAAACCATTTAAACCTAAAAATATCATTGATATATTATTCTCTAGATAAAATATTGGGGATTTTTTCATCCTTGCAGATTTTTAGCAAATAAACAAATCTAATGAACGTATATATTAGATGTCTTTTAAACCTGAAAATAATACGGAACTGCAAAACGCAGTGAATCTATGGATTAGTAATAATGCAAGCGCATTAAGCACCTATGGTGACATTAGTGGATGGGACACAAGTGCAGTGACGAATATGAGTAATTTATTCGAAAATGTTACTGGATTCAATGGCGACATCACCTCATGGGATGTGTCTGCAGTCACTGATATGAGTAACATGTTCTATAATGCTAGTGCATTCAATGCAGATATCAGCTCATGGGATGTGTCTGCAGTTACTACTATGTTTGGCATGTTCACTGGTGCTAGTGCATTTATTCAAAATATCAACTCATGGGATGTGTCTTCTGTCACTGATATGAGTAAAATGTTCAGTGGTGCTACTGCATTCAATGGAGACATCAACTCATGGGATGTGTCTGCAGTTACCAATATGAAGGAGATGTTCAAAGAAGCGGATGCATTTATTCAAAACCTCAACTCATGGGATGTGTCTTCTGTTACCTATATGAAGGAGATGTTCTATTATGCGACTGCATTCAATGGAGATATCAGCTCATGGGATGTGTCTGCAGTTACCAATATGGAAGGCATGTTCCGTGGTGCTGCTGCATTTAATGGATACATCAGTAGATGGGATGTTTCTTCAGTCACTTATATGTGGGGCATGTTCCTTTCTGCGACTTCATTCAATGGATACATCAGCGCATGGGATGTGTCTGCAGGCACGGATATAAGTAACATGTTCAATAATGCTACTGCATTCCAAACCGCACATTCTGTAGGTGATACCCCTGATATTTCATTTTTTACGAAAGGTTCTGTTTCGATTGGAATTCAATCAGGTAAAAACGGACAAGAACGTTATGCTATTGCTATGGGGTTTGAGGCTGGTTACACAGATCAAGGAACAGGTGCAATTGCTATGGGATATGAAGCAGGTTATACTGGTCAAGGTGCAAATAGTATTTCTATGGGTTATGATGCAGGATATTCGAATCAAGGAACAGATGCAATCGCATTGGGTAACAACGCAGGTAAGATAGAACAAAAAGAAGAAGCGATTGCTATAGGTAAAAATTCGGGTTTTCAATATCAAAATAATAATGCCATTGCTATAGGTGAAAATGCAGGTTTTCAATATCAAAAAAGTAATGCCATTGCTATAGGTGAAGATGCAGGTTTTCAAAATCAACATAGTAATACAGTGGCTATAGGTTTTGAGGCGGGTTACATTGATCAAGGCGAAAATGCAATTGCCTTGGGTTACAAAGCGGGTCGTGTTCAACAATTGAATAACACGATCATTATTAATGCACATCAGAACGAATTAAATAGTTCTAATACAGGTGCTTTTTATATAAATCCCATTCGTAATGAATTATCCGATACAGTATTGACGTATAATCCTACCACAAAAGAAATCACTTATTCAACGGGTCCAGTTGGGCCTACTGGAGCTAATGGAGATGCTGGTGCAGATGGTGCAGATGGTGCTAAGGGAGATACTGGTGATGCTGGGGCTGATGGAGCTAAGGGAGATACTGGTGATGCTGGAGCTAAGGGAGATACTGGTGATGCAGGAGCTGATGGAGCTAATGGAGCTAAGGGAGATACTGGTGATGCAGGTGCTGATGGAGCTAAGGGAGATACTGGTGATGCAGGGGCTGATGGAACTAATGGAACTAATGGAGCTAAGGGAGATACAGGTGATGCAGGAGCTGATGGAGCTAAGGGAGATACAGGTGATGCAGGAGCTGATGGAGCTAAGGGAGATACTGGTGATGCAGGAGCTGATGGAGCAAAAGGAGATACTGGTGATGCAGGTGCAGATGGAGCTAATGGAACTGATGGAGCAGATGGAGCTAAGGGAGATACTGGTGATGCAGGTGCAGATGGAGCTAAGGGAGATACAGGTGATGCAGGAGCTGATGGAGCTAAGGGAGATACTGGTGATGCAGGTGCAGATGGGGCTGATGGAGCTAAGGGAGATACTGGTGATGCTGGAGCTAAGGGAGATACTGGTGATGCAGGTGCAGATGGGGCTGATGGAGCTAAGGGAGATACTGGTGATGCAGGTGCAGATGGAGCTAATGGAACTAATGGAACTAATGGAGCAGATGGAGCTAAGGGAGATACTGGTGATGCAGGAGCTAAGGGAGATACTGGTGATGCAGGAGCTAAGGGAGATACTGGTGATGCAGGAGCAGATGGGGCTGATGGAGCTAAGGGAGATACTGGTGATGCAGGTGCAGATGGAGCTAAGGGAGATACTGGTGATGCAGGTGCAGATGGAGCTAATGGAACTAATGGATCAGATGGAGCTAAGGGAGATACTGGTGATGCAGGAGCAGATGGGGCTGATGGAGCTAAGGGAGATACTGGTGATGCTGGAGCAGATGGGGCTGATGGAGCTAAGGGAGATACTGGTGATGCAGGTGCAGATGGAGCTAAGGGAGATACTGGTGATGCAGGNGCAGATGGNGCTANATGGAGCTAAGGGAGATACTGGTGATGCAGGAGCAGATGGAGCTAAGGGAGATACTGGTGATGCAGGAGCAGATGGTGCAGATGGAGCTAAGGGAGATACTGGTGATGCAGGAGCAGATGGAGTTGATGGAGCTAATGGAACTAATGGAGCAGATGGAGCTAAGGGAGATACTGGTGATGCAGGAGCAGATGGAGCAAAAGGAGATACTGGTGATGCAGGAGCAGATGGAGCTAAGGGAGATACTGGTGATGCAGGAGCAGATGGTGCAGATGGAGCTAAGGGAGATACTGGTGATGCAGGAGCAGATGGAGCTGATGGAGCTAATGGAACTAATGGAGCTAAGGGAGATACTGGTGATGCAGGAGCAGATGGAGCAAAAGGAGATACTGGTGCAGATGGAGCAAAAGGAGATACTGGAGCAAAAGGAGATACAGGTGATGCCGGTGTTGATGGAGCTAAGGGAGATACTGGTGATGCAGGAGCTGATGGAGCAAAAGGAGATACTGGAGCTAAGGGAGATACTGGAGCTAAGGGAGATACTGGAGCTAAGGGAGATACTGGTGATGCAGGAGCAGATGGAGCTAAGGGAGATACTGGTGATGCAGGGGCAGATGGAGCTAAGGGAGATACTGGTGATGCAGGGGCTGATGGAACTAATGGAACTAATGGAGCTAAGGGAGATACAGGTGATGCAGGAGCTGATGGGGCTGATGGGGCTGATGGAGCTAATGGAGCTGATGGAGCTAATGGAGCTGATGGAGCTGATGGAGCTAATGGAGCTGATGGAGCTGATGGAGCAAAAGGAGATACTGGTGATACTGGTGCAGATGGAACTAATGGAGTTGATGGAGCAAAAGGAGATACTGGTGATACAGGAGCAAAAGGAGATACTGGTGATACAGGAGCAAAAGGAGATACTGGTGATACAGGAGCTGATGGAGCAAAGGGAGATACAGGAGCTGATGGAGCAAAGGGAGATACAGGAGCTGATGGAGCAAAGGGAGATACTGGTGATACTGGAGCTGATGGAGCTAATGGAGTTGATGGAGCAAAAGGAGATACTGGTGATACAGGAGCAAAAGGAGATACTGGTGATACAGGAGCNNANGGAGNTAATGGAGTTGATGGAGCAAAAGGAGATACTGGTGATACTGGTGCTGATGGAGATACTGGTGATGCCGGTGCAGATGGAAATGATGGAGCTAAGGGAGATACTGGTGATGCTGGTGTTGCCGGTAAATCTGCATATGAACGTGCTATCGAATTGGGATTAGTCGATGTATCAACTTCTGAAATGGAATGGATTGCAAATTCAAATGATTTATCAACATTTATTCCAAGTCCAACATACTACAACATACTACAAAAAATAAATGTATTACGTACAAATTCACCCCCCTCCCCAACAGATTATAATGCAATTTTAGATATCCTTGCTGAATTAGCAATCGCAGGAGCCAATTCAAGTGCGTCCTTTCAAACGAATCAAACCATTAAATCATGTCATTATCCCGAATGCGTTCCGAATTATAAATCATTAAATACAAGTACAAACAACACATCAAGTACGCAGGCACAAAACTATAGCCGTTTTGCGAAAGGTGGTAGTTCGCGCGTTTGTCCTATAAATAGCACAAAAGACCCCAATACAGGTGCTGTATCTTCAACCGTTACTTCCAATACGAGGACCTATATAAAACAACAATATCCGATGAAAATAATATGTACTAAGAATGTATAATGACTGAACAAGAAGGAGGTAAAACAACAATAGGTACCCGTCGTATGGTACATTCAGGAACAGCTGAACACACTTCAGGTGGTTTAACAAAGAAGGACTTGATCAAGAATAAATGGGGTCGTATTGTCTCTCGTAGTAAGCATGAATCTGCTAAAAAGGAGCAACGTCTAAAAAAATACGGCTACACCGCAAAAAAAGGTAAATTCGGTGCTGTCAAAATGAAGAAAAGCAGAAAAAACAGAAAGACAAAAAGTAACAAAAAATAATTGAATTTGTCTTAACCAAAAAAAGTCTATAAACAATTACGTAATTATTTATAGAATTCAGTTACTACGTAAAGAGAACTTTAGGAGAAATCACGATGCGTGCGCCATTCTTTTGGATTGCACTCAAATGAAAAAATCGATGTTCGCAATCTTGGTCTTTTTGACCACGTATGACAGGTTGTCTCAATGCGTTGCGTGTTTCCTTGATTAAATCGTCGCCTAATAAACGTACCGTGTGATGTATATTCCATTCATAATGACAATCGACAACCGATTCACGGCGATATAGCGCAAATCCATTGAACGCGGACTTTACCGACATGAATTCGTCGTTTGATAATTTGTCCATACTTTCATGTATAAAATTGCGAATTTGGTCAATTGCTTTTTTCCCGTCAGGAAAATTCCAACAGCTAAAACAATACGGCGAAACGGAAAGTGCCCAAATATCGTAATAGGGTTTGCGATTAAAAGTCAATACATCCCATCCTCCGTCTTCTTTACGCTTTTCTTTTTGAAAAAATTCGTTCAATATATCTAATTGAATGGGTGATGCACACACGTCATCCATGTCCATCATGATAAAATAGTCGAAATCCGCATTATGAGAATCATGCTTCATAAATTCCAAAATACGATTTCTGCCTAGACTGATATTTTTCACACGCAAGTGTCCCAATGGTTCATTATGAAGCAAAATCGTCATTTTTCCATGAAAAAGTGCTTTGATTTTATACAACGTTTGCAAACTATTATCATTGCTTTGGTCAAAGGCGATTACAATATGATAATCATCCAATAAAGTAATTATTTGTTCAATGTTTTTGAATACATCCGTTAAAAACGAATTACAATTACGAACACATCCGCAAATATAACTTTTTATTGGTTTCATGGATTTTTATTGATATACATCATATAGATTTAGGAAAAGAATTTTGTACGAAATTGTTCTGGTGTCAAAATAGGAATAGATAAATTACGTGCTTTTGTTACCTTGGAACTAGTGGTTTTAATATCTGGAGTGATTACCGCAAATGTGTTGGATGAAACAGAACTACCTAATGTAGCACCAACCCGTTCAATATCTTTTTCTAAATTTTTATCGCGTGTTCCACTCATCACGACTGATTTCTTAAAAAGTGCATGACTTTCGTCGATTGATGTTTTTGTGGATGGAGGACTAGAAACCAATTTTCCTTGTAATCCTGTATCTTGTAAAAATCCCATGAAAATTGGAATATGTTCAACAAATTGTTCAGCACTTTTGGATGCCATACCTTTTACACCCATCAACTTGTTCTTCTTTTCTGCCAAACTTTCATTTGATGTCAATATATCCGGATATTCTTCAAGAATTAATTCAATTTTTTTTGTGCTAAATCCTCGTCCCATCATGTTAGAAGCGGATATGAAAGAGGGTAATGATACTTCACGGATACGGGTTTGAATACCTCCATGTATCTTACTTGCCATTTTTTCTTTGAAACCTTCAATGGTAAGAAAATCCTCCTTGGTCATTTTGAGAATTTTCGGTATGGTATCAAATCCCGCGGCAATGATATGTTTCACATTTCCTTCGCCCAACCCATCAACTTCAATGCCCTTAAAGAAACCGGTAATATTCTTTTCCAAAACGCCAGCGTCGGAAGCCTTGTCTAATAATAAAATATCGACATGCTTTTCATTCCATACATAGGGAACATCGGGCATTTTTCCTTTGTCTGCAGGTGTAATCACTTCTTTAATATAGGGAATCACATCACCACTGCGAATAATTTTGATAAGAGTACCAATACCAATACGATTATTTTCGATGAATGAACCATTAAAACCCGTTGCATATTCGATTTTCACGCCACCTAAATGTACAGGTTCAACTTGTACTCTTGGTTTTAAATAACCATCTTTACTGGCTTTCCAATGAACATCGACAACCATTGTTTCTGCCATTTGGTCTGATAAAACCATCTTGAAAGCAAATGCGTGGTCTGGATTTCCACTTTTGCGTGGATATATTTTATCATTTGTCACAATCACGCCATCAATTTCATAGAGATAATCTTCACGCCATCGAACTAATAATTCCGATAATTCATCATTCGTTATATTTTGGCGCGTTTCGTTACGAACCGTATGAAATTGGTGTTGGTTTAAGAATTCCATTTGCGCACTTGGTTTGAGGGACGGTTCAATCACCTCATAGGTGACAAAATCAATATCGTATATCAAATCATTTACAGTAAGACGATTGATTGTTCCAGCTACTAAATTACGTGGGTTTGCATAATGGTCTTTGTATTTGGTGTCAAACACTGCCTTTTTCATGATGAATTCGCCACGGACAACTACGTTTTCAATGGTGGGTAACTTCAAATAAGGTATGAAATGACTTATATCTTGACCTACTTTTCCATCACCACGAGTATATAATTTTGGTTTTCCATTTTCAGTAGAATATAATCCACTAACGCCGTCTAATTTACATGATAATACATAAGGACCCGTATATTTTGCTTTCCATGAGGATAAAACCATGGTGTCTGGTTTAATCTTGTCCATCGATGCCATTAGATAAGGCAGTGTGACTTTATTCCTCTCAACGGGTGCTCCAATTTTGCCCACCTTTTTATTCTTGGGAAATTTTTGTTTGATAAAATCTTCCAAAATATCATATTGGTTATCGCTCATTAGCAATACATCATTCGGTCCCAAATTGCGATAAACTTCATTTGCCTTTTCCATCATAGAAATGAGGGTTTTTTCGTGAAGTTGTTCAAGGACGGATACGCCCCCATCCTTGAAATTTTGTATGGCTTCAACTATGGGGTCTTGGTCGCAATTTTCAATAGGAGGAATTTTTGGACAGGGTGTGTTTTTTTTATTTGGCATGTCTAAGTTTTTCCTTTTTCTTGTTTTACGAGAAATCTTTAATTGTTTTTCGTGTTTCAATTTCTCTTGGCGTTTTTTTCGTGTTTCTATTTTTTTTTGTTCTTTTTCTGCTTCTTTTGCTTCCTTTGCTTTTCGCTTTTCGTCGTTTTTGATACGTATATCATCTTCCTTTTGTTTTTTTACATTTGCCTGTTCTTGTTTTTTTTTCTCATTTTCTGTTTTATCGTGTTCTTTTTCTTCTTTTGTCTTATACTCACGTTTTTTCTTGGTTATATTTTGTGGAATCATGGTTTGTGGGTCTTCTTTTACATCGGATAGTTTCACTATCCCCATTGTTTTTACTGCCCGTCCATCCTTGCGTTCTTCTGGTTCTTTGTATTCCATGTTAAGAAAATGGAAAATATCGCGTTCATTTTCAAACGTATGCCTTACTTTTTCTCCTTTCTGTTTTCCATCCATTCTGTACATACCGTGCTCATTCAAAGAATATCCCATACTAAGAGCGCGTCCTCGCATAACTGTATTAAAAATCTTGGAACCTGTAAAATACAGAATAGCAAATGGATATTCCTCGGGACTGGTATAAAGAAAATCCACACGTCTCGCGCGTGTTTCATTGGGCAATTTCATAATTACCAAACTTTTGGTAGGACCGCGTGATAATACTTCTATAATCATCTGTTCTGCTAACAATAAATCCATGAAATTTTTAAAAACAGTATTGTTTTGAGATGTGATAATGACATCAATATCCCCCGAGGTTTTGTTTCCGCGACGATAACTACCGACGATTTCATATCGACTATCTGCCTCTTTTACTTTGTCAAAAGTATGTTCAAATACCCCATTGTACGTATCGATTTCGCTTCTTGGAATACGTTGCAAAATATCTTCATAATATCGAAGACCGGTTTTCTGGGTCGAGTTCAATAATTCGTCCTGCCTTTCACGTAATTGGTCGATTGTGGTAATGCCCTTTTCGACAAGTTCCTTCGCTTTTTTAGGGCCAATACCATAAACATCAGTCAATATGTTATGAGGGTCGGTACGTTCGCGTTCCAAGATACGCAACGTTCCAGTTTGAATATATTCCTCGATTTTTTTCATCATGGTTTCACCAATACCAGGTAATTCTTCTAAATCGATGTTTTTGAAATTATCAGAAGTTATAGTTTGAGGAAATAATACAAGAGTTTCTTCTGCCTTTTTATAGGCTCTTGAACGAAAGGGTTCGCCTTTTTTCATCATATAGGAAGCAAGTTCATCCATTAACGCGACGAGTTTCTCATTATATCGTATTATTTCAACCGGTTTTCGTATTTTTACTGTTTTTCCGGTATATTTTGGGGATTCCATAGGTAGATCTATACATATGGAATAGAAAAATTATAGATTTGATTGGATACATATGGATATTACCTCTTCCAAATTTGGTTGTAGCATTTTTTATTCCCAGTGGATAGATTCATGCTACTTAATTGGGTGGTATTTTGTGCATCATGTTCGCTAATAATATTGCATTTAATAACATGAGGAATTATTCCTTGATTTTGTAGATGTTTTCCGATCACAATATCATCTTGATTCATACAGGTTTGGTCTAACGTTTGGTAAAATTTATCTAATTTTTGTAATAAATACCCTTTGTATAATACACCTGCATAGGTTTCTAAAAAATCGACACCGCCTTCATAAGATTCACCCGTAACCCAATCCGCAGTTGAACTATTTCTTCCAACAAACCCAACAGCCGGTTTATTCGCTTTCATTAAATCTTCAATTACATTCTTATGATAGGAAACATCATCATCAACAATAATAATATTATCATCCGCGTTTATTTCATTTACAATCGGTACCACTTTGGTAATCGGACCTAAGTCTTCTGAAATAGAATGAATTTGAACATTGTTATATTTTTGCGTTTTTTCATTCAATTTATGTATTGGATATTCCTCTCCGTTTTTGGTTTTAGACGGAATATTGATGTAAATAATATCCGGTTTTACTGTTTGGTCTTCTAAACTAATAAGGGTTTTATCAATTATATTTTCATGAATACGCTCGGGAATAGTGGTCATTGTGACAATAATTTTCGATTTATTTTCTTCTGAGTCAAATGATTCAACATTTTTATATGTATTATGAATGAAGTAAATACAGGCTATAATCAATACGATTGTGAATCCATATATGATTTTCTGGTTTATTTTCATGTGTATAGTATGCGTATATTTTTCAGGGATTTCCGTTTTCCCTCCACCATTAGCCTAAAAATACCGAAATTTATTGTCTTTGGAAAATCGTTCAGTAATATTCTAAAGTGATACTATATGAGGATGAAATATAAAATATTGTATTTATTCGTGATTATTTGCATAAGTATCAGTATATTTGTTTTACAAAAAAACGTCGAACCTTTTTCATCCAGTGATAATATTCCCAAGGTGATTATTAGTACATATCCCGATAAAAGTAAAATTCCGAAAAAGGTATACGACAATGTCCGTACATATGCACCTGAATACGAACATGTAATATTTGACGATGATGATGTGTATCAGTTTCTTGAAAAAAATTATCCTAAAAATGTGGTCGATACTTTTATGCGTCTAGAAGGTGCCCATAAAGCCGATTTATTTAGATATTGTTATTTATACAAATACGGAGGAGTATATGTAGATATCAAAACGGAATTCATTGAATCGATTCATTCTATATTCAATAAGAAGGACGTTCAATTATATACGGTATTATCTATACACAAAGGAACGATTTATCAAGGTATAATTGCTTCTGAACCGAATAATCCATTGTTTATGAAATTAATCGACTTTATGACAAATATACAAACTCCTGTCACAGATTATCTCCTATTTACGAAAGATTTTTATACAAAACTACAGGATTATTACACTGATGTGCGTATAGGTTATAATGAAGACATCAGACATGGTAAATATAATTTATATATTTTGAATGAAGAATGCACCCGCAATGCAATTAACAAATGCACTGACGGTTTAGACCGTTATGGCAGTTGTTGTTTCATAAACGATGAAGATATACCCGTTGTAAAAACAAGATATTCGGACTATCCATGGAAATAGGTGTAATGGGAACATAGTCCCTCTATTGGGTCTTACCAATAACATCCTCCTTCGATTTGGTCAGAACCTGTTGGTTTTTCGGACTCTTTGTCATATTCATTTACGTGATTTCAAAAACATTCACAAAATTGATTTAAATATAAGTTTTTAGTATTACATATAAAATATGAATCATTCTAATGGCGAACATTCTGGAACACAAAAAAATGAAGCAAAACCGAAGAAGAAAAAATTTATCGTTGTTAATAAAATAAATTTTATAGATTTGTTTGCAGGAACCGGCGCCTTTTCATATGCACTTGAACAAAATAAAAAGTTTCGATGTGTATTCAGCAATGATATGATGGAATGTTCTAAACAAATTTATCAGCTTAATAATCCAGAACATACATTTATACTTAAAGATTTAAATGACATTGATGTGGCAGATATACCAAAACATAATCTTCTTTGTGGCGGATTTCCTTGTTTTGTGGCAGGCACAAAAGTTTTAACTCATAATGGATATAAAAATATTGAAGATGTTGTTTTAACCGATACATTAATGACACATACTGGACAATTTCAAAAAATCCTAAATTTACAACACAAAAATTATAATGGTAGCTTATATAACATTACAGCTAAATATCATTCATCTTTTAAATGTACAGACGAACACCCATTTTATATTCGTGAAAAAACACGAACATGGAATAATGAATTACGAAAATATGAATATATATTTAAAAATCCCGAATGGAAAAAAGCACACGAATTAGATAATAATCATTATTTTGGTATGAAAATTAATGAAAATAGTATAATACCAGATTTTAATTTTGATAAAAATACAATTAAATTAGATAATCCTGAGATGTGGTTTATGATGGGTTATTTTGTAGGTAATGGATGGATAGAAGAAACAAACAAATTAGATGGTCGTTGTATGAATAAAATAAGATTTGCTATTAATACAAAAGATGAAAAAGATATACTTCATAAAATAAATAATATATTGCAATTGACTGATAAAAAATGCCCTTCTGGTAATAATTGTAATAAATATGGTTGTTCTGATTTTGTTTGGTTTAATATATTTAAACAATTTGGTAAATATGCCCATGGAAAATTAATCCCTGAATGGGTTCAAGATGCTCCAACAGAGTATATTCAGGAGTTTGTGAATGGTTATCATAAAGCCGATGGTTGTATTTCTAAAAATGATTGTTATGAGTTTACAACTGTATCACATAATTTAGCATTTGGATTACAAAGATTATATCTAAAATTAGGAAATTTGTTTGGTATCAGGAAAGATATTCGTCCAAAAACAACTGTAATAGAAGGAATAACCGTTAATCAAAGAGATACATACCATATTAGAGGATATACTAGAGAAACAGACAGGAAACAATCATCATTTATTGAAAACGGATATGTTTGGTATGCTCCATTTAAAATAGAAAAGAGTGATGTAGAAAATGAACCAGTTTATAATTTTGAAGTGGAAAATGATAACAGTTATGTTATAGAAAATACCATAGTGCATAATTGTCAACCGTTCAGTATTGCCGGCGATAAAAAAGGTTTCGACGATAAAAGGTCTAATGTATTTTGGAAAATTTTAGAAATTTTAGAAAAACATACGCCCGAAATGATTATTTTAGAAAATGTTAAAAATTTAAAATCACATGACCACGGTAAGACATTTGAGATTATTGAAAACAAATTACAAAATGCGGGATATCATCTTAAGACTGCTATTTTAGATACGAGTAAGATAACGAATATTCCTCAACATCGCGAGAGAATTTATATAGTTGGATTTCGTGATAAAACAAAATGTGATAAATTTAACTTTGATTTCGACGAGCAAGAAAAAGGGCAGATTTGTGATTTATTAGAAGAGGATATTGACGATAAATATTATTATTCCGATAGATTCAAAGTGTTTGAAGAAATTGAAAAAGGTATTACAAAAGATATCTCTGAAAATGTATTATATCAATATCGTAGATATTATGTAAGAGAGAATAAGAGTAATTGTTGTCCTACTCTTACAGCGAATATGGGTTCAGGTGGGCATAATGTTCCATTGTTAAGAGATAAAAAAGGAATACGAAAATTAACCCCCAGAGAATGTTTTAATTTACAAGGATTTCCTTCGAATTATAAACTTCCTCAAATATCGGATAGTGCATTGTATAAGTTGGCCGGAAATGCGGTTTCGCTTCCTGTGGTTGATTTGATTGTGAATAAATTAGACAGTATTGTCTAATTCAGAAATATGTCCATCAAATATTAATTTACAGTGATCGCCTAATTGGGGTTGAAATATTTTTTCAAAACTACCTCGCAACTCACCTCTTCGCTTTTGTTTAACGATATCTCCAAAGGTTTTTGGCGGTTTGTGCTTGGATCCTGGTGCTTCATTTTTCAATCTGAGAATAATGTCGGTTTTATTTCCCCCCATTGTTAAGCCTCTTTTTTTACATAATGTTTTTAAATTTTTTTTTGTCCATTTTTTATTATCTTCTAGATCTTCTGGCAGGGCAGCAAGATCCTCGGTTTCAAATACACAACCACTTATGATAATATTTTTCCATGTTTCGCATGTGTTTGATAAATTTATTTCATAGACTTTAAATCGATTATTTAAAGTGTCTTTGGCATCAACAAAATAGATACGTTTCCATCCTTCCCCTGGACCGAATGATAGAGGCCCATCTGACATAAAACCCTTGACCTCAATTTGTTCAAATAGTAATTGTGATGGGAAATGAATTTCTAAATCTCCTTTAGTAGTATCCCAAGTGGGCATTATTCCATGAGTTTTACAAATAGCAAATTTTGCAATATTTTCTGAAATACTTGAGGGAAAATTTTCATGTCTTTCTTTTTTATGACTAAGGTTTTTGTTAAAATCATCTGTCCAAGCATAATTAAAATTATAATGGTCTAATCTGTAAATTAACAATTTAAATGTAAAACCATCTTTTACATTTGTTAAAATATTTGTATCTTCATCGCTCAATCCGTCGGCTTTTAGCCCATTCACTACTTCAGTTAATGTGGCTACTTCAGTTGATGTGGCACGAAAGGCATTAGCACCAATCGTGGCAAGTTGACTGCCACTTTCATAGCTCACAGACGTCAAGCTAGAGCACTGGTAGAAGGCTTGAGTTGCTATACTCGTCACAGATGCCGGTATAGTCACGTGCCCGTTTCCGTCTACAATGCCTTCAGTTAATGTGGCTACTTCTGTTAATGTTGTCATATTGTATTGGTGTATTAGCAGAGATCTAGAATGAATCAATTTTGTTTAGATGCACACAAACTTGTATTTGAGAACAGTTTCTACAAGTCAAAGTGATATTTTTACCAATAACATCCTCCTTCGATTTGATGAGAACCGGTTGGTTTTTCGGACTCTTTGGGACGACTCCAATGTGAATTCACGAATAATTTCACAATATCAGGACGTTCTTGTAACCACCGTGACCCTAAAATACCGAAATACATTTGTAATACACCGCCCACATAAATCGCGGATTTTCCTTTTTCATAGATATAAGAAGCAATTGGGTTCGCATAACCACCGCACGATAGGAGTGCCACATCAAAATCATCAATTTTGGTGTCAATCGCTTTTTCAAAATCGCGCAATTCTTCGCGGAAATCACGTGAAGGCATTGAGCCTTGTGTTTGCGGGGGCTTTAAAAACGTAAATGTACAATCCGGAAACAAATCCAATCCATATATTTTTTCCCGCACATCTATTTTTCCCCGCAAACTTTCTTCAAAAGGGCTTACTAACAGAATGCGTTTTCCCCGTAATGCCTGTGTCCATGGTTCAGAATAAATATAATGGAAAATATCGAATGCAAGTGCCCAAAATAGGGTTTTTGATTCGAAACGACGTTTAAGATATTCATGAGATTGAAAGATATGACCTATATAATTTCCCTGCAAATCCCATCCACCAAATAGATCACAATATTCAAATGCTTGTAAATATCGTTGCGAATAATGTACAATATTGGCTTGATTTCGAAGAGCAATTCCCGCATTATTTTTCATGGCATAAAGTAGTTTATTGATACCTTTTGTCAGTGCGGGTTGATTCAGGTGACAATATACAGCCACATTGTTTTCGATACCTGATATACGTGGAATAAGAAAATGGGTATTCTTCTCTATTTTGTCTGAAATATAATGGCGTAAAACTGTATTGTCATGAAATTGAAGTTGTTGAAAATTGTTCGTATGTTGGTGAATGTTGGTTAATGAAATACCCAATGCAATATCAAAATATCTCAATGCAATATTGGGTGGAACACATATTCCCCATGGTTGGGGGATGGTATCTTTTAGGGTATAACTTCGCAAATTACTTGCATGAACGTGTAACGTACATATTGTGGTGGGGTCATTGATGACCTTAAATCCCAATATATGCATTAAATACACCAATTTGTTATCGCACCCCGGTTTTCCAAAAGGGAAATCAAATACCTTGTCGCATGAAGATGGAAAAAGCGTATTTGAGTGAAAAATCCACGTGTCTTGGCTATCATATCGAGGACCAAACAGCTTTAATTTGTGAGGTTGTGTGTGATTGTATTCATAACGCAATAGAGCCATCATTTCAGATTCTTGATGTATAGAGGTTTTGCGAAGATTGACTAAAGAGTGTTTATGAAAGAAAATATCGGCATTTAACAAGACAAAATATCCTTTTAATTTTTGTTCGCGAATGTAAGTAAATACATCTTGAAAAGTCAATCTTTTCTGGATATTTGTTTGAATGATTTTATTGGAAGACACACCTAAATCCTTTTCCGTATAAATTGTTTCGTTTAATAAATGAATCTTATGAATTTGTTCATTTTCAACATGTTGTTTCAGACAAAAAACGAGTTCGCTCATACGAAGTCGATTTGTAGGAAGAAAAAACTGAGAAAATAGATGAATTTGGTCATTGCATTGATTCGATGATAACTTACATGATTCGGAAAACGAAATTAATTTCATTGTTGTATTACAATCGCAATTAATTTTGAAAAAATGAACAAATCATTTGAAAAAAAATATTTGTGTATATCAACAAATATGAAAATAATTTTAACAGGAGGTCTAGGTTTTATTGGTTCGCATACCGCCTATGTATTAAACGCGTATAACTACAATGTGATTATTGCAGATAATTTATCAAATTCGGATATTGAGGTGTATCATATATTAAAAAAAATGTGCAAAAATCCCAAACGCCTTTCATTGCATATAGGAGATATTACAAAGCTCGAATTTGTGGCAGCATTATTTCGTATGAATAAGCCAGATGCAGTAATTCATTTTGCCTCTTTAAAAACGGTCAATGAATCGATTGAACAACCGATTATGTATTATCGTCAAAACATCAACGGTCTTCTTACTTTACTTACGGTAATGGAAAAATATGATTGTAATCGTATTGTATTTTCATCCTCATCAACGGTATATGGTAACAATCAACCACCCTTTAAGGAAGATTTACAGGTGGGTTTAGGAATTACGAATCCATATGGTGAAACCAAATATTTCCAAGAATGTATTTTGCAAGATCATGCCAAAACCAATAACAAGATGAATATTTTGATTTTACGATATTTTAATCCAGTAGGTGCTCACTCATCTGGACTTCTTGGAGAAAATCCAACTGGTACGCCAGGCAACCTATTTCCTTATATTATGCAGGTTGCGTCTGGTAAATATCCGGTCCTTCAAATATTTGGAGATGATTATAATACTCCCGATGGAACATGTATTCGTGATTTTATTCATGTAATGGATGTGGCAGAAGGACATGCTTATGCAATGGAGCAAGAAAAACCTGGTTGTCATATTTACAATTTAGGAATGGGAAAAGGTTGTTCCGTAATGGAGCTAGTAAAGACGTTTGAGAAGGTAAATAATGTAAAAATACCTTACCAAATTAAAGACCGTCGAAAAGGTGATCTGGAAGAAGTTTATTCGGATATATCCAAAGCAAAATCAGAACTCGGTTGGGAAACGAAACGTACAATGGAAGATATATGTAAAGACGGATATCGTTTTGCTATGAATTCAACACTTTTGTAAAGTATGGGTGTTAGAGTAAAATATTGGAAATGAATCCGTCTAATTGCAAATTGTTCAAATATTTTGAAATCGTTTTGTTTTCAACAGTGTAAGAAAATACCAATTTATATTGGGAATGGATGTAATGAATCTGTTCCATATCAATATTTGTCCATGAAAATGCAAAAAACGAAGGATTGTGTTTTGTTAGTATATAATCGATCATTTGTATATCCAATTTATTTTCACATAAATATCCTACCTTGAGAGAGAGGATAGATAAAAATTCCAAATGATTTCCGTTAAAACTGGCGAAATATATGTTTGTGGTATCAATCTTATTCTGTATGATAAATGTACATAATATAAGAGCTAAATGGTCTGCCCCTTTCAGGTCTAATATTAATGGAATCGATTTATAATCAAATAAATCGAAGAATTCATAAAGTGATAAAATGTCAGGGTTGTTTTGTTGTATTGCTTCAAATGTGAGGTCTTCTATCATTTCTGTCCCTAAATAAGTATCATGGTAAATTACAATTTTATTGTCTTTGCATAATTGTATATCCATTTCAATCATATCAAAATCTTTATTTACAGCTTGTTGGAATGCTTCCATTGTATTTTCTTTGCAGTTGTAGGCATAACCACGATGAGCAATTTTTAGACGGGTATTCATGACGTAATATGTAAGATATTACGTTGTGATATTAAATTAAATACGAAATATTTGATTAGATTGCAATAACATGACTCGGTGTGCTCATTATACCTTGTTCCTTCTGTTTATCGGCTAAAGAATACAACAAATATTTGGTAACAGCCATATTTGTCTGTAGAATTTCTTGAGATGACATAACAGCAAACCACTGGTATTTTACACGTTTCAATAATTCATCGGCAGGTATTAAAACACCATAGGTTTGGTTTGGACATAATTGTAACGTGCGTTCCTCCATTAAGTCTTCTAACATGATTGCCTTACCATTTTTCTCTTTGACACCAATTTGTAATCCGTCCAATAGAATAATGTTGCCTTGATAGACTTGCATATTCAACCATTTTGAACTATATCCGAAAAATTCAGCATCGGAAGTGAAATGAGCACTTTGATTTTGTTGTTTCATATAATCGACAAATTCTTTGATAATTTCGTTGCGTTTCGGGGCACCCATGAACATGGGTGAAGATGTGAAATTACGCCACTTTGTATCAGAAATAATATTGGGATAGGTATTTGGTACCTCACATACAAATGGGGTATTCTTTTCAACGCTTTCTTGATAAAAAGGAAGCAGGTCTTTCATACAAATAAACGAATTGGGTACAACTATACCTCCATAGATATAGAGTAATTGAGCCATAGCAAGGTCGCGATAATGTTGTTTAAAAGGGTCGGCTAAATTTTTCACATCTGTCTTCCATCCGGGAATCAATTGTGTAAATGAATCATCATCAATGAGACATACATGAAAACTCTGCCCACAATGATTAATAATGGACCGAATGGTTAAATGTAAATAAGGTTGGTTTAAATCGGTAGAACTACGTGACCCAAAACTTTGCCATTTACGTGCATTATATTCATATTTGGTATGAATCCATAATTTTGGGCGATTATATCCATATAACGGACTATCATTCAATAAATACTTACGAATAATGTCATCGTTGTTATTTTTTAATACATTATTCATATATTTGCTAAAGTAACTAGTTACTATTATAATTGTCATACTAGCTAAAGTAAATGTGATGGTTTTTTCACTGAACAATGACATGATATATAATATGCCATTAGATACTTTTTTTATAAATCGTGATAAATAAAATATTGAATATTGTAATTGGATTCATTATACTTAATTTTGTTTGTAAACATGATATTATTTGATTTGCAGATTTGACGAATAATATTGACAAAAGAATTATAGGTAAATTTACGTGTAATATAAAATGTTTTCGAAATATGATAATATGTTTGAATTTTATCTAAAAATGGTTTCTCATATCCATGAAACAATATTTTCTTATAGGCATTATGATCAATTAAATAAAATTTGTCAGTTTTAACGCAAATCAGATCTAGCCATTCGAATAAAACGGTGATGGGGATATTTTGTTTGAAGATCTGTTTTAACATGAAACAATGTATAATATTCGCATATAAAAAAATGTCCCACCAAATACGGTAATTTACAGGATTTGTTGCAATTCATGGGTGAATAGTGTAACTTCAATAATATCTTCATGAATATTGTGAAAATAAGTGATGTATTTACATAAGATAGGCAAAATAAGATATCTTTCTTTTTCCACCAATAAAGGTGTGATTTTAATAAAATGGAAGAAGAAATCGAATATGTCAATCACCGAATATCCGTAATCATATATATCATATAATATCCGAATGGCTTTCATAATGTCTTTATTTCGAAGATGTTGAATATAAGTTTCAAATACATGAAATGAAATACAAGAAACATATTGTTTGCATTTATCCAGGGTAATTATACAATCTCCCTTTCGCATAACATATATCTTTTCTAAGTAATTGACCACTTCGCGTATATTATAATTGGAAAAAGTCAATATATATTCTTTTGCAGATGTTTCCAATTGTAATTTTTCGGCATCTATAATTCCATTCATGATCGTTCTAACTTCTGTATTATTTGGCATTTCCATATGAATTATATGAAGTCGTGATTGAATACTTTCGATTACTTTTTGTAATGTTGTACAAACCGACACAAACTGTATATTATTTTTGTATTTGTCAATATAATTTCGAAACACCTGTTGGCATTGGTCACTTATCATATCCAAATCATCCACAATAATTAATTTTTTTTTACCATATATAGAACAACGTGATTGACAAAAAGTTTTCAATTCAGTACGGTAATAATTGATACCCTGTTCCTTGAGATTATTTATAAAGAGTATATTGTTTTCCTGTATAGAACTCGTTTTCTGTAATCCATAATAATCACGTATGATTGCATATAATAAGGTGGTTTTACCACAACATGACGGTCCAGTAATTAATATATTCAAATCATCCATTTTCATAAAAGAGGTGAGTACATTTTTTAAGGTTTTATTTGCTGAAAAATCAGCAATATGATAAGGTTTATATTTGGTGGTGAAAGTATCTTGAATAGTACTGTTTTTTTTAAATAAATTGTTCATTACTCAGTGTAAAAAGATGTTTTTATGTTGATTTACTCTTTTGGTAGTTTCTCTTTATCTTTCTTCAAAAAGTATTATAAATTTGTTTTTACGGCAAAATGCGTGTGAATTTGATATTAAAAAAACTTACGTATGTAAAACAATGAATCAATCTTTCTATGAAACTTTAGGAGTATCAAAAAATGCAGGTGAATCTGATATTAAAAAGGCTTACAGGTCATTATCTTTGAAATATCATCCTGATCGAAATCAGTCAAGTGAAGCTTCCGAAAAAATACGTAAAATCAATGAGGCATATGATATATTGGGAGATCATTCCAAGCGAAAACATTATGATATGGAACAACAATTTGGTGGAAATACCATGTTTGACTTTCAAAATTCAGGTGGGGTTCCACCGCCTATGAATGAATTATTTGAAATGTTGTTTCAAATGCCAACCATGAATAAGGCCAATATGCCAGATATTCACGTTTTTCGTGACGATTCCGATGGAATGCACTTTCCACAAAACAAAGGTAACCCCTTTTTTCGTAATTTTCAAACAAGTACAAAGGTCACTCCTCCAACACCAATACAAAAGAATCTGGTTATTTCTTATGAACAAGCATATTATGGTTGCAATATACCCATTGAAGTTAATCGTGAATTGTTTGTTGGAGATACCAAGATAGACGAAGAGGAAACATTATATGTATCAATACCATCAGGAATTGACGATAACGAAATAATCACTTTAAAAGGACGCGGAAACATGAACGTGAATCAATTCCAAGGTGACATTAAAGTAACTATCAAATTAGAAAGGAATACGACATTTATTCGAAATGGTCTGGACATTATTTATAAAAAAACGATTTCTTTAAAAGAATCTCTGTGTGGATTTTCAATTGAAATTCAACATTTGAATGGTAAAATGTTATCATTAAACAACCGGACAAATAAGGCGATTGTATCTCCGCATTTTCGTAAGGTGGTTCCCAATTTAGGTTTTGAACGAGAAAATAGCAAGGGTAATCTCATCATTGAGTTTGACGTAAAGTTTCCAGAGACACTTACCGAGGAACAAATACAAATTCTAGACAAATGCTTATAAAACTAGATATTATCAATCAATATTCTTATTGTACAAGTAATCAAATATTGTATATGGGGCTTGCATTGTGAGCTTCTTCATTAACATTTCATATATAGGTGGCCAAACATTATGTAGCTGATTAACTACAGGTTTGGAACATATCAGTACACACTTGAGAAGAATAGCCCCATTCTTGGCGTCTAGCTCCCTAGCGCTATGGTCTTGCTTTACTATGGGTGTGTCATATCCGACTCCCGTCGTAACCCCGCACCAAAGCCTCTCTTTATATCCTTTTGACAAAACATTTATCGGGGCGGGTGAGAATGCACTTTGTACAAAATTGATTCTAGATAAATATCCCTTTTTGAATACAATCTCCACGAAAACTAGCAAATAAGGAAGTAAAATAATGAACAAAACGGATATTGACATTCTAACAAACTGGGTTATGACGGAATATATTAGTAAAATCAGTAATGATGATAAAAACTGTAACAAACACAATATAGGCGAAAAGTATTTAAATCTTCCTTTTGCTGAAATTGACGGCGTAAGAATACAACAAGCATATATCTCAATGAAAAAGCATTATATGTGGTTTCAAATTAAGGTAAGAAATTTAGATTCTTACGAATTCGTAAAAAATTATTGTATTGATAATAGATACCGAATATTGTATTGTGAATATCCAAATGCTTGGAAAAACCTAGAAACAGCTCCTTGTTTTACAAAATTCGCTATTCGTGAAGGAATGAAAATGCTAATTGAAATTATTACTAATTTAAGATATGATCCTAAAAATGGAGAATTAATAACAAAAAAAAAATCAAAAGCACCTTCAAAGCAATTGAAATTACTTACTTCATTAAATAATTGCAAAACAACTAAAATTAATGAATGTTGTGTTTGTTATGACGAAACATTTACGTCTTTTCAAAAATGTAACCACAATGTCTGCTGTCGATGCATCAGTAACATGCCACGCAAATTTAGGTGCCCAATGTGTCGTGAAAGAATTAGCTATATGGACACTGACGATGAATTTGATGATACTGATGATGAATAAATTCAAAAAGGAGAAGGGAAATGTTCGGGAGAAAACTTTTCGAAAAGGCTTTAGAGAGAGGCTTACGTGTGGGGTTACGACGGGGGTCGGATACGACAGGGTGTATTGGGTATCTTTTTGTCAAAAACACAATGTAAATAGGATTGGATGTAATTTGAATTGTATCTATGCAAGTCAAATTATGATGAAATTAGCTTTGTTGGAATATTTACATCCACCAAATAAATGGAATTTTCAGTAACCACAATATACTCATTGGTAACCTTGTATATTTTAGCAATAGGACTGGTGTATTCGTCTTCGCTCTTAACTAAAAGTTTTTCTTTGCTCTCTTTTTTCACACCAATTAATACAGATTTATCAAGAGATGGTGTCCAATAATCCATCATGATTGCTTTATCCTCAACGATGGATAATTTAGTAGCATGTTGCAATGTGGTATTATCGGGTAAGCGATAACCAGTTCCAGAAACAGTCACTTCGTTTTTACTCAATTCACTTTCTACAGACATTTTGTACGTTCGTATAACAAGTTACCTAGATTCTTCTTTAAGCCCTTTGTAATTGAAAACACCATTTTTTAATCTTTTTAGCATTTTTTAGGGATTTGTTCCGTTTTTAATTACCAAGGGTATAAAGTATTTTCATATTACATATGAAAATACCTAAACATATTATTGACATGTATCGTGTCCATTCTCATATATATCTGGATTTTATGGAAAAATCTGACACGGTAACACATTTAAAAAATGAGAATGAAATTGTATATTATGGATGGAAAATGTTATTGCAAATAATGAGTATCATGTACGTTTTGAATCGTGAAAATACTGAGATTAACACGGCATTGCAGGAGGGATATTTATTGTATTTAGAATATATTGAACGAATTTATTCAAAAAATGTTTTGACACAGACGAGCCCCAGTATTTTTGTGTTAAAAACCGTAATCGGTCACTTACAATTAAATGATGTAAGTAATCTTCATAAAAATACAGAAGACAATGTCAGTCCATTATTATTCACACGAATTACAAAATGGACAAATATTATTTCTCAATGGGACTATGATTTCACAACAGGTGACCGTCAAATTTTAAACGTAGCTTTTCTCACCAATTATTTGGAGAATGTAACGGACGAAAGATATGAATCTTATCGAATTATTGAAAACATTCAAGAAATATGGAAGAAAAATACTGAATATGAAAATTATCACGTGGTTTTACTTGACAAATTTTATAAACAGATCATGAATATACCTCCTTTGACAAAAAAACAGGTTGATTCTGTTTGTTTAACGAAATTCGTTGAAAATCTGAAATACGTTACCAATATGATAAATAATATTCATTATAATCAAGATGTGGATACACTTATCGAATGGGTTCTCCGGTAATATACTCTTTCAAATAAGATGAGGTGACTTTAATATTTTTTTTCCGAACCTTGGTTTTTTTTTGTTTTATGGTGATCATCTCAGTTGATGTACGAATTTGATGAAATTCACTGGTTAAAATGTCTTTAATAAAATTATATATAAAATATAATATTTCCTTTGAACAATTGCCCACAATTAAACAACTACCTGTTCGAAATATCATAAAAGATACTTCTGTGTATTTGGTACAATTATTTAACTCGTTCATTTTGTTGTTATAATCGATATTTTGAATAGTGCCTTTTTGATGTTCTTTATCATAATCTATATCATGATGGAAATAAAATTTACATTTGACGCCTGGATAACTGCATGGGTCATATACTGCTTCAATGTTATATTTGGAACTACGCAATATAGAATGTAACTTTTCGCGATTAATATAGAATCCACAATTAAAATTAGAATTGATTAATACACTATCATTATCTGTATTATTTACAAAACATACTTGGTTGTCCGGATTCTCAATAAGAGGATTGATCGTATCAATAATCATATTTTTCACCGTATCTAAAATAACTTCATCAAGAACACCCGGTATCTCCATTTTTCCTGTATTGAATATTTTCACATGAATTTCTTTGAATTCCTTTTTGTACATAAATCGCAATATAATCGCAAAACAATTGTAAAATGCGTTTTTTGTTTTTCCTCTACAATTCATGATGTCTTTTTTTGAAATACCTACTGTGATTTTACGTTCGTCGCGAAATTTGATTCTGCGGGCACTAGGATTATTTATTTGTTTTATAACGTGTTCATGGTAATATGACAGAAATTTTAATTTTTCATTATATTCATTAAATTCTTCAGTTGTATTCGATACAATTTTCATCTGTTTTTTCACAACACCGTCTTGAGGATGCCAGTACGGGATAACAGGAATCTTCCAAAATATATTGAATATATCTAGGTGCTTATCTAAAAATAGTACTTTTGTTTGGGTCGATATATATAATTCCTCACATTTAGGGATTTCTGTATCTTCAGATTCAGATAGAATTGGTTTATCCATTTCTGCATGTGTGCATTTTGTAGTACTACTACCTGATATAGTATTTAAATTTATCGAATTGGAAAATTCGGCCCATTCTTCATCGATATTCATTATATTAAATTATATTAAATTATTAATTTAAAGAACACCACTATCCTTAAGTTGTTTTCAATTTTGTATATTTTTTTTCACATATATTTTTTTTCACATATATGTATAAGAACATGTTATCAATTGCCATGAATAAGATGAGTAATACACCATCCATTCCAATTCCCATGGAATTGCCAAAAATCGACCCTTCTTATAATATGGATACAGATAAGAAACCTGTTTCTCCTGTACGTAATATCAAATGTACATCTGATAATATGAATTTTGGCATTACTCCACCTGAAAAAAATTTCATGGTGAATCTTAAATCACGCATGGATAAGATGTAAATTCGTCGTTACAAAATATTCCACAGTTTCATGAATCGGACTATGGGAGGTATGCAATATATTTTCGAACATTGCAAAATATTTATCACAAATAATTTCGGAATGATTACGCACAACATGGTTTAAATACCTTTGAATAATATAAAATTTGTCTATGTTATGTTCTATACTACAATTGTGAATAAATTGTATTATATGTGTCATTGATTCATTCGAAATAAATTTCTTATGTAATAATTCCATAACTTCCATTCCACATATTTTTTGTTTAGTATCCAATTTAAAATAGTCTTTATTTAATTGTAAATGATTAATCATACTGCGAATATCAGAACAATAATTTTGTTGTATTGCGTATATACTATCATCAGTAATATCGATTTTCTCCTTTTCACTAATATGTTTGATAAATCCAAAAATATCTTTCTCGGGTAGTTGATTAAACCGTACAACAATAAATTCATTCTTTAATGCTGTATCTATTTTACTTATGTAATTGCATATCAAACAAACACGTACGTTTGGTATAAGAGTGGTTTGAAGCAAATATTTTAACGCATGTTGAGCATTCTTTGTCATATAATCAACTTCATCCAAAATAACTATTTTGATGCCTTTTTCAAATAGATTTTTAGACTGAACAAAAGAATGTATTTGGTTTCGTATGATATCAATACCCCTTTCGTCTGACGCATTTAAATGGATGATGTTTTCTTTGTTAATACGACTATGTTTTTTTTGAAATTCCTGAATTAAATTAATGATTGTTGTAGTTTTTCCGGTTCCAGGTGGCCCATAAAAAAGTAAATGAGGGAAATACTCGGTTTCAATAATTTGCTGAAATAATTCATTGTTTGTTGGGTCTAACACAATCTCATTGAATTTTGTCGGACGATATTTTTCAACCCATGGTATAGAATGATTTTCTTCAGTCATATTCTCCTTGCAAATATACAATCAAAAAGTGTTTATGTATTTATTCCTAAAATACATAAAAAACTAATAATCTCCGTTCTTCTTGCGCTTCGTTTTTGTTAATGTATTATCTCTTGTCGCTTTACTATCGAAGATATTCATCGCTTTTATCGTTTGATACAT